TATGAGTTAGAAACTATTGCGAATGCTATGGAAGATTATATACATTATGATGATGAAAAATTAGATACTGAATTATTATTTGGTGGTTTATCTGTTGCGGATAGAGTAACATCAATTAATAATAAAATTGATTCAATTCTTTATAATTAAGGAGATTAATTATTATGTCAAGTTTACATCATGAAAACATTTTGGAAGATTGTTTTGAAGTTGCAATGGAATCTTTCAGAATTAATAATAAATTAACTCATGAACAATTAGACGAGTTAATAACAATTAGTAAGGGAACTTATGATGCAATATGTAGCAATGCATACAAACTTTTTCAAGATCGTTGTCAATAATTAATTAAAACTTACTTCACTAATTAACATTTATTTCTTTTATTATTATGGGATTATTATCAATGAACGCAGAGCAATTACGTTACAAAATGAAAAATTTAGATGCACTTTGTCCTGATCGAAGTGTTACAAATCCAGAACAATTTCATGAACTTTATAGTAAATTAAGAGACCTAATTGAGGACACTAATTATAATATAGACATTGTAGATTTATATACTGCGCTACATTGTGCAATGGAAGATTTTGAAATGTATGAGTAAAGATGAAACCCATTGCCATCACTGAATAGTCCCCACTTCTCGTTTTTATTGTGTTGATTTGTTAACAAAACCTAGATTTTAGTTGCATTTCGATTATAATGAATACATAACAAACAAACTTCAATTTTTTATTATGACAACTGTTTTAAATCGTGAGTCAATCCAAGTTAAAAGAGATCTTCAAAGAAGAATAGAAGATTATGTTATTAAGTATTGTGAGGCGTTAGAGGAAAATTTTAAACAGTATTCAATCAATTCATATAAAAGAAATTTAGAAAATCCAACTACATTAACTGAAGGTTATAAATCATATTATGAAGAGCAACTTCAAAAAATTGAAGATGGTACAGAAAATTTATATAAGTGGGATTATAAAGTAGGTAAAAAATTTATCAAAGTTTTTAATCTTCAATATCAAGAATCTTGCGATTATTATAACCGCCCTGCTGGTTATCGTGCTGGAAGTGTTACAGCATTTATTGATAAGAATACAGGCGAAGTTTATAAACCTGCATCATGGAAAGCACCAGCAAAGCACGTTAGATACGATTTAAGAATTATCAGAGAAAGAGAATTTTTATTAAATCCAAAAAATTGTGACTGGGCAGGCGGTCACTTATACATGAAATAAAATATATTCATTCCCTAACAAAAGGTAGATTAATCTAAAATCTACCTTTATAATATTAGTATAACAAACATTCAACCATTTTTACATTATGAGAAAAATTGAAAGAGAAATGAACAATGCTGTTAGAAACAAGATTGCTTGGAGCAAGTCTAATACTTGCACTACATTCGATAACACCATTGAAAATTGTTTTGTTTATCTACATGGCAATCATATTGCTACTGTAACAGATACTGACTTGACTCTATATTCTGGTGGTGGGTGGTTCACTAACACCACTAAGTCTAGACTCAATGCACTTATCGAAGAGTTTTCTTTTAAAGGTAGTAATGTCTTTCAAAAGAACTTTAATTGGTATGTTAGGGCATTTAATACAGTAACACCATTTCATGATGGTATTACAATACCAGTAGTTTAAGGAGGATTTTAAAAATGTCATGTTTACAAAATGAAATGCTACTTGAGAGCATATTCGAGGAAGTGCAGGAAGCATTCCCCTATTATGATGAAGCGAAACAAATCGAAATCGCACAGCAAAGATTTGACGATCTATGCCAATAATGTTACACTTTAGGAGCTACAGATGGAATTTAATCAAAAAGAATTAGAATACTTATTAACTTGTTTAAACTTTCATTATTCAGAAAGTGACTACAAAGCACAAATAATGGATATTAATTCACAAATAGCAATCAAAATTGATGAACAGTTACAGTTACATAGGAGGGCATTTTAATCAAACAAACTAAACTGAATCTCGTAGTATTACATAGTATTAGTATAACATTCTCCTTTTATTTCATCTTACTAATTAATACTAATACTTACTAATTCTCACAGAACGAGATGCGAAAGCGATTTTTTTTAAGCACATGGAGTTATTAAAACACAGAAAATTGAAGAGAATATTAAAAAGAATGTTCCCTAATCGTATTATAAAGGTAACAGATAATCCTGATAAAAGTCAAACAATAAGTATATTATAAGTAGCCCCTAAACTGTAACCCTAGTGTAAGAATCAAATTATTATGAACAAAACTCAAACATTAATCAACAGAATACTTGAGGTAGATAACTTCCAAAATGTTGCTTGCGTATGCGAGAACTGGGAAGAGTTCTGTTTTGAGTTAGAAGAGTGGGGAGTCACTTCAGCAGCTAAAATTGAATTTGATGATGCAGAGTTAGATGTTGCCCAGTTAGACGCATTTATAAAAGCAGAAAACGGATATGTAAGGGAGGTTGCTTAAATGTATTCCAGAAAACAATTTGATGCTGACGTTAAAAAGTTAAAAGAACTTATCAGAGCGTGTGAAGAGTTAGAAGTAAACAATCGTAATTACACTAACTCGATACACTTTGAAAACCAAATCAACGAATCGAGGTATTACAAGTAATGAGAACACTAACAACAAAAGAGTATGATTTGATCTCTCAGATTTATAACTCTACTGACGAAGTTGAAGCAAATTTAAGTTTTGAATTTGGTTTTATGAATGATACTTATTACCAATTATTTCACAGTTATACGGAGGGCAAAAAGTAATGAATTATACAAGAGAAGAACTATTCAAACATAGTGGAGAATTACTTGAATTAATTGAAGATGTAGTGAGTTATTATTGTGACGAAAACCGTATTAGTGGAGAACTTGCCTACTCAATCGTTGAAGGTATTGGAGTCGCAAAGCAATTACAATTAATCCCAGAGTATGACCTATGATAACACCATTATCACCATTAGTTAAAAGAAGAAGTTTTCCACAGAAAGTATTAATACTTGTGGAAAAATACGTTAAAAAGTGTATAAAAACGTTTATAAATGTCTTTTTAAATATATCTAAGCGTTTTATAAAGGTTTATAAAAGTGTAATAAATAGAGGATTTAATTAACATTTAGTAGGTCTTATTGGTCGATCTTGTTGTTATCTTAGCGAGCATTCTATCACGATCTCGCACGAAATGTCAAGACCGCCCAGTAATATTTTGTAAGGATATGTTCATTCGCTAATTATAACAATTCACAGTAACTTATAGGCACTAAGTGTTGACAAATAGGGCAAAATATGCGACAATTAAGTATAAAGAATTAATGCTTTTTGCTTATGGTTATTAACAGCCAGCTGGCCCCCTGTCAGCAATCTTATAGAATAACTCTCGATTTGACAGTTGATGAGGATTTTAACCCTAGACAAATTGATTTTAATAAAGTGTTCAATCTGTCAGAATGGGAGAGTATTAACACGCATATCGAAGAATTTTAGAAACCCAGTACATTACACTTTACAGGGCCAGCTTCTAGTGTTTTTTATTAAGCACTATTGGAGGGCAGTACATTACACTTTACGGGCTACAGTTTTTATTAAGTGCGAATAAATAGGCCCTGTAAACTGTTATCCTATTGTAATTCAAAAACAAAGAATGAAAATTTTACTTGCTTCAATTATTGCTTTAAGTTCAGTAACACCAGCAATGGCTCATCATTCTCAGGCTGGCTACTCGTCAAGTCGTGACTGTTATAAGACTGTATATAGAGAAGACTATATTCCAGGAACTAGAGACAATCCTGGTTATATTAAAACTTATAACGAGACAGTGGCTGTTCCTTGTGCTGATAGTAGGCCATATGTTAAAAGAGAAACAACAGTCGAATATGACAATAATGATTGCACGGATGGAAAGATTGCTGGTGCGATACTAGGTGGAGGAGCAGCTGCGGCCATGTCTCGTGGTGACGGAAGATGGTGGGCCATACCTTTGGGAGTTGTAACTGGCAGTGCTATCGGATGCGACCTAGATGGAGGTTAATTGTAGCCCCTAAACTGTCACCCTAGTGTAAGAAACAAATTTTAATTAGACTACGCAAAGGAGTTAGCATAAATTTGGGCCTTACACTTCTAAGAACTGGGAATCCTTAGAAGGGGTCATAACAGAAAACTGAATGAATGGATCTAGGGGCTCTCACACGGCCCCTTTTCTATTACAAACTGGTACCTCTAAATTGTTTCCCTAATAGATACATTCCCCTATTATGGCAATCGACACATTCACAATTAAATTCAATGAATATGAATTAGAGACAATCCTCGCAGCAATGGATGACTATAGACATTATGATGACGAAGGCATGGATCCAGAGGATCTAATCGGAAGAACACCCGTACTAGCGAGGGTCAACGCAATCGAAGAAAAAATCACTAATGCCTTTGCAAACCAATAGGCACTAATTCTAAAACACACTTACGGCAGTTGTTTAAGCGGTTGCCGTATTTTTTTATATTTTGCGTGATATAAAAAACCCTAACTACCCTAACCTACAGAGGTGACAATTCGACCTAGCTATATCTCTATATAAAAAAATTTCCCGTGGCCAAAATTGGTCTAATTACTTTTTTTCATACATAGCTTTGCTATGGTTCTTCGGGAAGTTATAAATATCTTTAAGATCAATTGAGGGAGATGCAAGACCTACGAGATACAATTTACCACATATACGCAAAAGATAGTTGCATATATAACTGTTTAACTGAAGAAGAGTTTGAAGATACATGGGAGATGCTCAAGGTGATGGTAGGCATACTTAAGACGGATTATACTGAGAATGACTTATCATATGTAAAACTACAAGGTAAAGTTGGGTATGGTGGGCCTGGAAAAGTGATATATACCGAACCAATGGGAGAAGACTCTTATTAAAGTGATATAAATAAGGTGCAGTATAACCTTTATGTATCACAAACATGACCAAATTAAAAAGAAGAGCAATCCATATAAGAGACCAGAACCAAAGAAATACGTAAGAGAAAAGTATTATCAAATCAGAATATATTTTAAGTGTGAGAGATTGACAAACAAGGATTAAACTGATAAAATTAAGATAGGTGATCTTCATTTATGGCAAAAGGATTTAAAGTAAAAACAGTCGCACCGAAACAAAAAGGCCCTGAATGGGACATCGATGCAATTAAAGAAAGAATGAAAGGAAAGAAGATTGTCTTCTGCCTTCCCGGTAGAGGATGCTCTTATATCTTTCTCAAGAACTTTGTACAACTTTGTTTTGACATGGTTCAGAATAATATGAGTATTCAGATATCTCAGGATTATTCATCAATGGTAAACTTTGCTCGTTGTAAAGTTTTAGGTGCAAATGTACTTCGAGGGCCAAAACAGAAACCTTGGGACGGGAAATTAGAGTATGACTATCAGTTATGGATTGATAGTGATATTGTCTTTGATACCGCAAAGTTCTGGCAACTATGCGATCTTGCATTTCCTGCCGATGCTGTTGAAGATGAAACAAAGAAGAATGGTATCGTTGCCGGATGGTATGCCACTGAAGACGGTTCAACTACCTCTGTTGCTCACTGGCTCGAAGAAGATGACTTCCGTAAGAATGGTGGAGTTATGAATCACGAGACTGTGGAAACTATGAGTAAGAGAAAGAAACCTTTTACCTGCGATTACACTGGTTTTGGTTGGGTGCTCATTAAGAATGGTGTCTTCGAGAAACTGGAGTATCCTTGGTTTGCTCCTAAGATGCAAGTCTTTGAGTCAGGTGATGTTCAAGATATGTGCGGTGAAGACGTATCTTTCTGTTTAGATGCACAAGAAGCAGGATATGAGATATGGGCAGATCCTCGCATTCGTGTAGGTCATGAGAAGACGAGGGTAATCTAATGGTCATCGCGTTCTTCTCGATACTCGTAATACTATTCATTATATTAGTATTAGTCACTTATTATAATCCACATCATTAAATGGCAGTTAGATCAACAACAGGTTCATGGGGAAATACTATCTTAGTATCCGTGGCAAAGAAGAGTCGCCAAGGCTCCTCAAAGAATACCAAATATTCCGCGACTTCTCGTAATAAACCGAAGAAGCGTTATCGAGGTCAAGGAAAGTAATGTTAAGCACCAGATACCGTGTTCGACTTACCGACATATGTTGTCGGATCATATCTGAAGATACCGTTACGATAGAAGAAAGAATGTGGATGAATAAATTATGTGAACATAACCAACAGGCAAAAGACCTTCGTGGTTCTTTATTATGCCCTGATTTACTGGAGTGGGATTAAATGTCTTGTCTTATTACGAACCTTCCATCCTATGAAGTATGGGTGCGAAAAGAATACTTAACTGACCATAAGAGTGGTCATGGTGAATTTGTTAAGGGGGTTTGGGTATCTGCTAAGTCAATACCTGGCCGTGCTTTTTACTTTGAAACATACTTACCTGAGTATGCTGCAATGTTTGATAAGTTACCAATATCCGCGTTTCTCTCGGAACCTGAGATACCAGACCCAGATATGACACTACATAACTTACAATTCTGGAATTGTATGGATTATGGGGTTGTGGCAGTTCAAAAGCAGTTTATAGGGTCAATGCACTATGAAGTGTATACAAGAGACTTTGGAACGCAGACAGGAACCTATATTTGCACATTAGATAACTATCACCAAGACGTAGATGCGGTTGATTACTCAACTAGTGAGCAACCAGCAGAGCATAAGTCTCATAATTTGATAGAATTGGATAATGGGCAGTTTGCGTTGTATCCAAATAACAGGATGCGTATCTATGATAATAGTATTACACCCGAAATACCCAAAAATCCCGATTTTAAGGTATCAACAGTTTACTATCAAGTTGAAAATGGTCATGACCGTGATGGATTGGGTTCTGAAGAGAATTATTTCTGGAAAACAGCAAAAGAGAGGTCTGATTTTAGTATAAATGTTGAAGCAGACCCTAATATTGGAGCAGGAAATACTGCAATTGATGGATTAGGCTAAAAAACAATAGATATAGTGTCTAAATAGAACAAATGTTCGTTTAGGCACTTTTTTGTGTCTAATTGGAGGTTCCCATGTCAGAAAAAATGCTACGAGAGATCGCAAATGATTCTCTAACTCCTAAAAAGAGTGATAAGACGAGTTCTAGTGACTTATTTGAACGTCTTCGTGAAGAAGATGAAGATGGTTTAGATTATGAGATAGAAAGTTACGAAGTTATCTCTGAATATCGTTAGAAAACCCTGATAAATAAAATATAGTACTATAAACTTCTAATGCCAGCTCAAAGAGTTAGTAAAAGTTTCAAAGATATCAGTATGTCATTCAAATTTAACCCTTTGAGTGGCGATTTGATTACTTTGAAGAATGAAAACGCAATAGCGAGAGCTGTGCGTAATATTGTATCGACTACACCTGGTGAAAAGTTGTTTGATCCTGATTTTGGGTCTAGTGTAAGTGAAATATTATTTGAAAACGTTGATGATATTACTGCAGTATCAATTCGCGATGAAATTAGGTCTTCTTTATCAAATTATGAACCTAGAGTCGAATTAATTGATGTAAATGTTGATCCAAACTTCGATGAGAATCAATTTGACGTATTAATTACATATAGAATCATTGGTGTTGATATACCTCCTTCACAATTAGAGTTTGCCTTGCTTCCATCACGATAAATGTCACTTTTAAACTTTACTAGTCTGGATTTTGACCAGATTAAAGATACACTTAAACAATATTTACAATCCAACTCGAATTTTACGGATTATGACTTCGAGGGATCGAACTTGTCAACAATTTTAGATGTTTTAGCATATAATACTTACATTACCTCTTATAATGCCAATATGATCTCTAATGAGGTCTTTATTGATAGTGCAACTCTTAGAGAGAACGTTGTTGCACTAGCTAGAAACATTGGATATGTGCCAAGATCAAGAAAAGCATCAAATGCAAGCATAAATTTCACTGTAGAACCAGGAATTACTCCTCCACCAACAACTGTTACCTTAAAAAAAGGCCCAGTTGCCTCTACAAACGAATTTGGAGGTCAATCTTTCGTTTTTGGCATCACAAAAGACGTTACAAAACCAGTTATTGACGGAGTTGCGTCATTTTTGGATGTAGATGTCAAAGAAGGCACTGTAATTGATCAAAAATTCCCATATTCTACAAATAATATCAATCAGAGGTTTATTTTATCCAATTCTGGCATAGATTTAAGCACTTTAGAGGTCTATGTAAGACCATCTGCGACTTCTTCACTACTTTCAAGTTATACAAGGCAAGATAGTCTGTTTGATGCGGTCACAGGAAGTGCAATTACGAGTGATTCACTCATTTATTACATTCAAGAGATCGAAGATGAGCAATATGAGATTATTTTTGATAATTTTTATTTAATTCTTTATTTAAAAGTAATTTATTTATTCTTTTTATTAATGAGGGACCTTCATAAATAAATCCTGTATAAAGTTGAACTAGA